AGCAATTACTTATTTATATGAAGATTCTAAAAAGAAGTATTGGTTTTCTTATCTATGAATCTAAGAATAGTCATGAACTTTCTATGTTCCCTGTTAAATTAAATCAACACTATAAAGATTTTATTAACTATTTCTTTGAGTGGATGAAAGAGGTTAGACAGGCATTTGATGATAAAAAGCTTCCCATGAATCCATATCGTTCAAATTCAAAAGTTTGTAAAGGTTGCGACTTTGAGAAGGTGTGTAAACTAAAGCCAAAGGGTGATATTAAAATTGAACCACGAAAGGATTTAGAGTAGGTGAGCAAATTTTGCCAACAATGTGATACTCAATTTGAAAGCAATAATAGAAATCAAATCTATTGCTCTTCTGATTGCAGGTCTATCGCAACAAAAGAAAAGATTATGCAAAGATATAAAGTATCTAAAGCACAATCTAGAGTTGGCAAAAATAGGAGATGTGCTGGTGGATGTGGAACTTTTATCAGTATTTATAACGATATTGGTTTTTGCAATGTATGCATGGTAAGCAAAAGAAAGCTAGACCAAGCACTAAAGGACATTAAAGAATTTTTTGATTATGAACAGTCTTAAAGATATTGGAATGCCTAAAAATATTTTATCAATTGATGCCTCTATGAATTCAATGGCTTTTGCATACCTTCAAAATAAAGAATTAAAATCTTATGGAAAGATTGAGTTTGCTGGAAGAGATCATTTTGAAAAGTCTGGAGATGCCTGTAGAAAACTTACTCCTTTTCTTAATAGATTTAACATTGAAGCTTTAGTAATTGAGAGTACTATTTATGCAAACTCTCCAAAAACCTCTATGCAACTCGCTATGGTCCAGGGAGCCATAATGGGGGCTGCTGCTATGAATGGTGTTACAAAGATGTATTCTTGTGTTCCAGTAGCATGGCAAAGCTGGATTGGAAATAAGGTACTTACAAAAGAAGAAAAGTATAAGATTAGAAAAGATCATGCAGGTAAGTCTGAATCTTGGTATAAGAATCAAGAGCGTGAATTTAGAAAAAATAGAACCATTAAATTAGTTAATAATAATTTTATGATTGATGTTGAAGACAATGATGTGGCAGATGCTATTGGAATTGGCTGGTATTCAACAAATAATTGGCATAAAATAAGCGGAAATTTGACTTGAGAAGAGTATAATGATATTATGAAACTTTATACAAATGAAAATTGGCTTAGAAAAAGATATCTAATAGATAAGAAAAGCCCAGAAGATATTGCAAAAGAATGCAATGCTACGGTTGAAACTATCTATGTTTACCTTGCTAAGTTTGGACTAAGAAAGAGTAGAAGAAAATAATGGCTGAATATCCAGATATCAATTTTAAAAAGTATAGAACTGAAGAGTTTGAAAGGTTGTATGATCTTTCCCTTAAAGCACCCTCTGGTTGCAGAACTATTAATCAATAAGAATATATCTTATGGAAGCTCTTTTAATAAGCCAATCAATGTGTTCAGTCATGCGACTCCTGGTGAACAGATTCTAATTCGTATTGATGATAAATTAAATAGAATTAAAAATGGCAAGGAATATGCTAGTGAAGATACAGTGTTAGATTTAATTGGATATCTAACTTTATATAGGATTTTAGAAAATGGTAAAAAGAGTTAAATTAAATGACCCATTTAAAAGAGAGTACGAGATGATTACTGAAAGTGGTCATGAGATTACTAAAGGTGATTTAATTAAAGTTGCTGGAGAATACGGTATTGTTTTTAAATTCCAATGCCTTGTAACTAATCCTAAAAATGGTATAAAATGGGTAGACTGTTTTGAAATGCAAAAAGGAATTACTGGTCCATCAAGGTCATTTTATCCAGAAAAGGTAAAGCCAGTAGTAAAGAGAGGTAAACGTGTCAAGCGAAGTTAATGTTGTAGAGCATTTAGATTTAGTAAATAAGGTTGCTGCAGAATATCTTAAGGGTGCAGATGATGCAGAAATTGCTAAAACTTTAAATATTCCAAGAGCAAGAATTAGATCGCTATTAACTGATTGGCGTTCTATGGTTGCAAACAATCAGGCAATTCAAGCAAGAGCTAAGGAAGCTTTGGCAGGTGCAGACCAGCACTATTCCTCATTAATTAAAAAGGCATATGAGGTAATTGATTCTGCTGACACAACTCAAAACCTTACAGCAAAAACTACATCTATTAAACTTATTGCTGACATTGAAAGTAAAAGACTTGAAATGTTGCAGAAGGCAGGTTTATTAGATAATCAAGAATTAGCAGATCAACTTATTGAAACAGAGAAAAAGCATGAAGTTCTTATTGGAATTCTAAAAGAGGTAACTTCAACATGTGATCATTGTAAGCCAAAAGTATTGTCAAAACTATCAGCAATAAATGAAGGGGCTGTTGTAATTGACAATTGATATTAGCGATTTTATGGAGGCTCTTGACGAGAATCCATTCGCAGAAACTCCAGTTGATGTAAAAACTTTTGTTATGGGTGAACAGTACCTGAATCAACCAAACCTTTCTGAATATCAATATACACTTGTTGAATGTCTTAGCCAAATTTATAAAGAAGAAGACCTTGTTAGAATTATGGGAAAAGAAGAGGGTAGAGAACACTATAAAAAATATACAAAAAGTGAAGTAATAATGCAGCTTGGCAAGGGTAGTGGAAAAGACTATACCTCAACAATTGGCTGTGCTTATTTGGTATATAAATTATTATGTTTAAAAGATCCTTCCAGATATTTTGGAAAGCCTAGTAATGATGCTATTGATATTATGAATGTTGCTATTAATGCTCAACAGGCTAAAAACGTATTCTTCAAAGGCTTTAGAAACCGTATTGAGGGCTCTCCGTGGTTCGCAGGTAAATATAATCCAAAAGCGGAAAGTTTTGAGTTTGATAAATCTATTACTGTTTATTCAGGTCACTCAGAAAGAGAATCTGCAGAAGGTTTAAACTTAATTCTTGCAATTCTTGATGAGATTTCTGGATTTGCAATGGAGACAACATCTGGAAATGATCAAGCTAAAACTGCTGACAATATTTATAAAGCATTTCGTGGATCCGTTGACTCACGCTTTCCAGACTTTGGCAAGGTAGTATTGCTTTCATTTCCTCGTTTCAAGGGTGACTTTATTTCTCAAAGGTATGATGATGTAATTGCAGAAAAAGAAACTATTGTAAGAACTCATGATTTTATTATTAATCCAACAATGTCAGAAGATGATCCAAATAATAAATTTTCTATTGAATGGGAAGAAGACACCATTGTTTCTTATAAATACCCTGGTGTAATTGCATTAAAAAGACCTACATGGGAGATTAATCCAACAAGAAGTATTGAAGATTTTAAACTATCTTTCTTTAATGATATGGCAGATTCAATGATGCGTTTTGCCTGTACACCAACTATAGTTTCTGATGCTTTCTTTAAAAATAGGGATAAACTTGAGGCAGCATTTAAGAAAACAAACCCAATAGATGCAGTTAAAAGACTTGAAGAATCTTTTATTATTGATCCAGATACTACCTATTATGTACATGCTGACCTTGCACAAAAACATGATAAGTGTGCTGTATCAATTGCACATGTTGATAAATGGGTAAACGTACAATCATTTGCTGGTTATGATCAAATTGCACCAATTGTTGTTGTAGATGCAATTGTTTATTGGGAGCCAAGACGTGAAGGTCCAGTAGATTTATCAGAAGTAAAAAACTGGATTATTGATTTAAAACGTAAAGGATTTAATTTAGGCTTAGTGACATTTGACCGCTGGAATTCATTTGATATTCAAAAAGAACTAAGTAGTGTTGGAATTAAAACAGAAACCCTTTCAGTAGCTAAAAAACATTATGAAGATTTGTCAATGCTTATTTATGAAGAAAGAGTGATTCTTCCACAGATAGATTTATTACTTGAAGAAATGCAAGAACTTAGAATTATGAATAATAATAAGGTAGACCACCCTCGTAAAAAATCTAAGGACTTGGCAGATGCTATGTGTGGCTCTGTTTATAATGCTATTAGTCATACAAGAAGAGAAAAAATTCAGGAAGTTGAAGTTCATACCTATGAAACTCGTTCAAAAGTTGACAAAATAGATAGAGAACTGGTAAAATCAAAGCCTGAAATAAATGGCGATGTTGAAGAATATCTAGCTAATTTCAACTTATTATAGATTGGTATTTTAATGACTAAAAGAGTTTTGCTTACAGGTGCCTCTGGTCTTATGGGGGCACATGTTCTTAGACATATACTTATAAATACTGATTGGGAAGTAGTTTGTCCAGTAACTTTTAAACATCGTGGAATTCAAAATAGAATAACCTATTCAACTAATGGAATTGATAATAACTTTATTAGAACAAAAATAATTAATTGTGATTTATCAATGCCAATATCTAAAATAACATATAATGAATTTGGAAACATTGACTATGTTATTAATGCTGCAAGTGAAAGTCATGTAAACCGTAGCATAGAAAGTCCAGCTTCTTTTATTATTAACAATGTTTCTTTAATGTGTAATATTCTTGACTGGTCAAAAGATGTTGGAGTTGAAAAGTTTTTACATATATCAACAGATGAAGTTTACGGTCCAGGATCTAAGTATAGAACAAATAAAGAATGGAAAGACCTACATTTGCCTAGTAATCCATATGCAGCATCAAAGGCAGCACAGGAGGATATTGCATTAGCTTACTGGAGAACATATGGTGTTCCAATTGGAATTGTCAATAGTATGAATATAATTGGTGAGACACAAGATTCAGAAAAATATATGGCAATGCTAATAAAAAAAATATATAATAAAGAAAAAGTATTTGTTCACTACTATAATGGCAAAATTGGTAGTAGATATTATTTACATGCAAGAAGTTTAGCATCAGGACTATTGCATATACTTAATCAAAATTTCCCAAAATATGAAGAAGATAATCTTCCACTAAGAATGCATATTGCTGGAGAAAAAAGAATAAATAATTTACAGTTAGCAAAAATGGTTTCAGCTTTTTCTGGTATAGATTTAGACTATGAGTTAGTGAATCCAAACCTAGAAAGACCAGGACACGATATGCACTACGCACTATCTGGAGAAAATCTTGCAAATTCTGGATGGCTACACCCTATGAAAATAGAAGACTCTATTGAAAAGGTTGTTAAATGGACTTTAGAAAATAAAGAATGGATTATATAAATGAAAAAATATAGTGATAAAAAAGCAATATCCTTTGATGATATTTTAATGGTTCCACAACATTCAGATATAAATAGTAGACGTAATGTTGACCTATCTATGAATATTGGCAATAAATCATTTTTAAATACCCCAATAATTGCATCACCAATGGATACTGTGTGTGAAAGTGAAATGGCAGTTGCTATGGCAAAAAATGGTGCTATTGGAATTATTCATAGATTTATGCCCATTGAAAAACAAATATTAGAAGTTTCTAAAGTAGCATCAAGAGGATTTGCGGTTGGTGCTGCCATTGGCGTAAAGGGAGATTTTGAATATAATGTATTAAAATTAATATCTGTTGGTGCATCACTTATATTAATTGATACAGCTAATGGTCACAGTGAATATGCTATTGAGGCAACTAAAAAATTAAGAAGACTTGCAAAAGAATCGGTTCATGTTATGGTTGGAAATGTTTCAACTGGTGAGGGATATAAAAAGTTAGCAAAAGCTGGTGCAGATTCAGTTCGTGTTGGAATTGGTGGTGGCAGTGTTTGCACAACAAGATTGGTTTCTGGTCATGGAATTCCAACACTAACTTCAATCATGGATGTAAAAGAAGCAAAAGATAGAAACGATATTAATGTTGGAATTATTGCTGATGGTGGGATTAAAAATAGTGGAGATATGGTAAAAGCTTTTGCTGGAGGTGCAGATGCTGTTATGCTTGGATCAATACTTGCAGGTACAGACGAGTCTCCTGGAGAAATATATCAAGATAATTCTGGTAAGTATAAAATTTTTAGAGGAATGGCAAGTGCAGAAGCAAATCAAGGTAAAGATATTGCTGTTGCAGAGGGTATATCAACAAAGATTTCATACAAAGGAAGCGTTTATGACATAATTAAAGATATTCGTGGCGGTATTGGAAGTGGATGTTCTTATAGCGGAGTATCAAAATTAAAAGATCTATATACAAATGCAATGTATATTAAAGTATCAACACTAACAATTAAGGAGTCAATGCCGCATGTCTGAAGAACAGTTTGATGAAGAATTGACAGAAGTTATAGAGCACCTACTTGAGATTGGGGCACTAGAAATACTTGGATATGATTCAATTGCAGATACTTTTACATATAAAATAACTGATAAATGTAAAGAGTTTTATCCAGAATTATATTATGCACACTATGAAATGGTAAATGAGGTTGCCCAAGATTTATGGATGAGAGATATAATTGATGTCATATTTACTCAAGGGCAAACAGTGGTTGGTCTAACTCCAGAACAGTTTAAATATGTTAGAGAAAATATATCTACTTTTAAAGAGGAAGAAAGGCTATTTTTAGAAAGCATTTTATCCCTTTACGATGAGAAAAATAGTGTACAATAGTCCTATGGCGATTAAAGAAGGTCAATACGTTATTAGAAGAAACTACGGCGGATGTAGAGGCTTTGCTGTAGTTGGTGCTGGTGGTATTCATGGATGCCATACAACAAGAGCTTCTGCAATAAACCAACAAAGAGCAATCTATGCTGCAAAAGAGGCAGAAAAGGTTCAAAAAGCATTAGAGGAAGATATTTCAAAATCCTATGAATCTGATAATGAAGAAATGGATAAATGGGATAACTTAGAAAAAAAATGCTGGGTAGGATATAAGCAAGACGGCATGAAAGAAAAGGGTGGTCGCATGGTTCCAAACTGTGTACCAGTTTCTAAGGATCATGATGGAGTAGTTGGAAATGATGATGTTCCAAATACAAATGCACATAGCATAGAAGAATGTGATGATGAAAATTGTCCACAACATTCAATGAATAAGCGTGAGTATACTCAAAGAGAAAGAGATATGTTGGCTCGTAGAGATATGGCTTTACCAGACGGATCATTTCCTATTGTTACAGTCGCAGATTTAAGAAATGCAATTCAATCAGTTGGTCGTGCATCAAATTATTCAAAGGCTCGTAATCATATCATTCGTAGAGCAGAGGCACTTGGTCGTACAGATTTGCTTCCAGAAGAATGGAAGCCAAAGTCAGCACAAAAAGCATTTGAAATGACAAAGAGAGATGTTTCAGATATTGATTTAAAGCCAACAGAATCAATGGCAAGTAATGCTCGTAGAGGTTTAGAGCTAAGAGATAAATTTAATAGAGGTGGAACAGCAGTTGGTGTTGCTCGTGCTCGTGATCTTGCAAATCGTAAAGAACTTAGTCCAGAAACAGTTGCAAGAATGTATTCATTTTTCTCAAGACATGAAGTTGATAAGCAGGGCAAAGACTGGAATAATGCAGAACGTCCATCAAATGGAAAGATTGCATGGCTACTTTGGGGTGGAGATTCTGGTTATGCTTGGGCTAAACAAAAATGGGAGGCTATCCAAAATGCAAGAGCATCAAAAAATGATGAAACTTGGAAAGACTCGCCATTCTCATTTTATAAATAAAGTAGGTGCCTCCTATGGTAAAGCTTTCTAAGACACAATTAATATCAATATGGATAATTAATCTTAACTCAATTGCCATAAATTAAATAATTATGCTTAAAGAAATTAAGCTAAATAAAAATATTAAGTTTGTTAGAGAAAAAAGCCAAATGGAAAAAGTTTTAGAAAACAGTTCTATAAAAGTTGCAATTTATAAAAATACTGCATATTGGGTAGTAAATAACATTATTTATAAAGCTAAGATTGATGAATATGGAAATGTAATGGATCACGAAGCCGAACAAATAGACGTATTTAAACTATCTGAAAAGGAAGTTAACAATCTTTTAGTAATATTGGATAGCATAAATAGCTAGTGTCAGATTTGACAGGTAGATAATAAAAAGGTATAATTATAGTTCAAGAAAGGGACTATCATGATTATTGTTGTTGAAGGTACGAAGACCTTCTCTGACTATGAAATTTTTATGAGGGCTATGACAGTTGCATTGTCAACCCCAAATGATAATAATGAAATACAAGTATGGTCTCTTGGACCACATAAGATTAATAGTTTTACTGCAGCATTTTGTAACTCAGCAGAAAATTATTTAAAGTCAAAAGGGTTTAAGGTTTCTTTTTCTAAAATTAATACAGAATATGTTAGACAAAATATAGATTATGTTAATTATTATGCATATTTTAGTCTTCCAAAAGAGCCACTATCAAAATTTGCAACATATATGGAACAACAAGAAACTGTTGAAACAGGAATTTTTAGGTATTAGCATGAGTTTAAATATTTGGTCAATTATATTATTTTTATCTCATATGGTTTTTTATACCTCTTTACTTATTGCATTGGCTACAAAAGCATCGTTAACTAAGCTAGTAGTAATGATATGTGGATGGCTTTTATATCAGATAGCAACACTATGGTATGGAATTTCAACAGGTCAAATTGGTTTTATACTAATGTTTATATTTCAGTTTATTGTAACTATTATAACTATATTGGTTAGCACAGAAAGACAAATAAGTGAAGATATTTAGTTTAGAAGAAATGGAAATGTTTGTAAAATCTTGTCCATTATTAAAATGGGATGGATGGAATGTTCTTGTTCTTGAAGAAGATCCAACTGCCTATATGAATAAAGACGCAATATTTCATCAAGATAAGTGGCATAAAAAAACTACACTTTGTTTTGAAAATGGATATTGGAATATTCCTACAAAAATAAGGAATAGGTGTGCGTAACTTTAAGGATAAGGCAATATGCAAAGATATGGATTTTAATCTATTTTTTGATAGATATGAAGAAGATCATAATGTCGCAAAAAAGATAGATTTATTATGCGTAAGATGTCCAGTACAAAGAGATTGCCTAGCACATGGTGTAAGTAATGCTGAGTGGGGAGTTTGGGGTGGAGTTTATTTGCAAGATGGAAAAATATCAAAAGAATTTAATACACATAAAAGTAAAGAGGACTGGTTTGATATTTGGTCTAGTGCAACTATGGAGAAAAACTAATGTATACAGAGCAAATGAGAAAAGCTGTTAGAGACATAAAACCACCAAAAGATTTTGAAATAGGTATAGCAGATTATGGGCAATTTTTGACTATACAATTTTATGAAAGCCACTGGAGACACTTGAGTGATCCAGAAAGACTGCGTTGCATAAAGTATATGAATGCAGTAAAAAGCAGACTAGAAATGTTGGGTGCACAGGTTGCACTTGATCCAATTCTAGATGTTAAATATAATGATGACAGAAAGATATAGTAGGAGAAAAATATGGCTACTACAATTACAGTAGTTGGTAACTTGGTAAAAGATCCAGAAAAAAAGGATCTTGGTTCAGGTAAGGTATTAGCTAAGCTTCGTTTAGCAAGTACTGATAGAGTACAAGATCAGAGTGGCAACTGGAAAGATGGCGAAACTGCCTTCTATGATGTTGTTTGCTGGAGAAGTCTTGCAGAAAATGTTGCATCATCTTTAACTAAAGGTAATAGAGTGATTGTTCATGGTAAATTAAAGTACCGTGAATTTGATCGTAAAGATGGTAGCAAGGGTAATGCATTTGAAATTGATGCAGTAGAAATTGGGCAGTCATTGACATTTAAAAAGTCTGCTTTTTCTAATAAAACTAGCACAAACGTTGTAAATGACGTAGTTAGTATTGCTCAAGAAGAAGAAGATCCTTGGGCATAGCCTAAATATAGGCTCCCTCAAACATGCTGGGGGAGCCTATACTTGACAAAATAGAGAGTTTTTGGTAAAGTATATTATGCCTATTTATATGTACTCATGTGAATCATGTGAACAAGTAAAGGAAATTAGTAAGGGGATGAACGACCCACACCCTGAAAAATGTCCAGACTGTGGTGGCGATATTAAGAGAGTATTTAATGTCGCTGGTATTCAGTTTAAAGGCAAAGGTTTTTATAAGACAGGCGGATAGTAGTGCAAGTATTTTTACCAGAGAACAGCTTTGCTGATTGTGCAAAAGTTCTTGATCAGAAACGTTTAGTAAAACAATTACTAGAGGGTCGTCAGATTATGAGCATACTTGCAAATGAATCTCCAGGTGGTGCTTGGAGAAATCATCCTGCAGTAAAAATGTTTGCTGGATATGAAGCATCTCTGTACAACTATCTTAAAGCTATTAGAAATGAAATGGATTTAAGAGGGTATAAGTGGGAAAATAACTGGAATGTTATTAAAGATACTTATAAAAGAAACTTTTCTAATCAAGATAAGAATAAAAATCCTGATTGGATGAATGATTATAGATGGATAAAAGTAATGACTACTCATAGAGGAAGACTTTATGAAAAAGCACCAGAACTATATCCACAATATAAAAAAGAGGCAGAATATTTTAATGACTATGTATGCTGCCCAAACAAATGCACATATTTTTGGGTCAGTCATAATAAATAGCATGTTATAATAGTTACATGCCTAAATGTATTATAGACTCCTGTAGGTCAGATAGAATTCGTGCTAGAGGTTTATGTAAAAAACACTGGAGCTATGAGCAGTATGGAGTATGCATTAATGGATGTATACAACCAGCAGCAAATAAAAAAGGTTTATGTGATAATTGCATAAAAAGAGGTGGTAATCCACCATATAGAAGAAATGATGGAAAGTGTAATAAATGTGGTAATGAAAATCTTATTAATTCTAGATGTAAAGTATGCGACACACATAGAAAGAAAAATGAAAATCTTATGAGAAGATATGGAATATCTTTAAAAGAGTGGAATGATACGTTGACAAAACAAGGAAATTCCTGTAAGATATGTAATAGATGGTCAAAAAGATTTGTAGTTGATCATGATCATTCTTGCTGTAAGACTAAAAAGACTTGCGGAAAGTGTGTTCGTGGGATTATTTGTGAAAACTGTAATCGTGCTATAGGTCTTATTGATGACTCTACAATAGTATTAAGATCAATGATTAAATATTTAGAAGGTAAATAATTATGGACATGCATGAATGTTATCAATGTGAATCTTCTTTTGAAGATATTTTAGATTTAATAGCACATATTAGAGAAAACCATGGAGAAAAGTAATGACTTGTATAGTTGCAATTAAAGAAAATGGAAAACTATATTTTGGTTCAGACAGCTTACTATCGGATACTACTGTAGATCTTGCAATACCAATGAAAAGTCCAAAAATATTTAAGAATGGACCATTTTTATTTGCCTATTGTGGAAGCGTCAGAGCTGGAAAAGTTTTTCAGTATGACCTTGAACTACCAAACCCAGATTTAGACAATCTTGATAAGTATATGAATAAAGAGTTTGTTTCTGCACTAATGGAGTGTGCTGAAAGAAATAAATTAGTCATTGAAGTATCTAAAGAGCCAGATGGTAGTGAGTCTGATAATGACGTTGCTGATCTAATTGTTGGCATAAATGGAAGACTTTTTGAAGTTCAGTCACATGTACAAGCACTAGAGTGGTATGAAGATTATATGGCACTTGGATCTGGTAGCAAGTTTGCTCTTGGATCGCTATACACTACAAAAGACTTTGACATTTCTCCAAAAGAAAGACTTACCTTAGCTTTAGAGGCAGCTTCCAAATATGCAGTATCAGTAAATAAGCCATTTGACTATTTGGTGGGGTAATGTCAGAAGATTATCATTACTATAAAGAGCAAGTAAAAGAATTACAAAACAGTTCTGAGTTTACAAGAAAAGCAACTCTGGGTTCTGTTTTAAATAAATTAAAATGGCTTAAAGAAAATGGTGCAACTATTGACCACGCAATTGAATATATAATTATGGAGATGAGAAAATGATTCAAAAGGTATTAAGATACGCAGAAAAAATTGGTTTAGATAAAGAAGAACTACTAGATTTAACAGTAGTAGAAGCTTTAGCAAAAATTGAAGAAACAAATAACATGTGGAAAAAATATACAGAAGAGGTAAGTAAGTAATGGATTTCTTTGAATGGCGTGATTATGGTATTGAAAAGGGTTGGATTTCTGACCCATTCTGTAATACACATGTAGGAGACCCTTTTATGTCTGATGAAGAGGCACAAGAATGGGAAGAAGGTGGAGATCCTTGTATGGTAGTGTTTAAAATTTTTGAAGATAACATTGATACCAGACTTGAGTCTCACTAAGGTATAATTGATAAATGAGTAATTTTGTTGACATTAAAGTAGTTGGCTGTGGTGGCGGTGGCACTAACGCCGTAAATAGTATGATAAATCAAGGATTATCAGGAGTTGAATTTATTGCTATCAATACAGATGCACAAGCATTACTACCAAGTTTAGCTGATGTTAAGATTGACATTGGAAAAGAAAGAACAAAGGGTCTTGGTGCAGGTGCAGATCCAAATGTTGGAAGACTTGCCGCTAAAGATAGTGCCCATGAAATAACCGAAGTAATTCAGGGTGCAGATGTAGTATTTGTTACCGCAGGTATGGGTGGTGGAACTGGAACTGGATCAGCTCCAATTGTTGCTAATTGTGCTAAAAAATCTGGTGCATTGACAGTTGGTGTAGTAACCACCCCATTTGGTTTTGAGGGTAAGAAAAGAATGAATAATGCTCTTGAAGGTATTGAAAACTTTAAAAAAGAAGTGGATACGTTAATTGTTATTCCAAATGAAAATTTAGTTCAAATGCTTGATCCAGACATATCAATGGAAGATGCCTTTAAAGAAGCTGATAATGTTCTATTAAAAGCAGTTGCAGGTATATCAGATTTAATTACCACACCTGGTCAAATTAATATTGACTTTGCAGACATTAAAAGAGTCATGAAAGATGCTGGATCTGCATTTATGGGAATTGGATATGCTGATGGAGAAGATCGTGCGTATGCTGCAGGTACACAGGCAATTACAAGTCCAATTCTTGATGTAGATTTAAATGGTGCTACTGGTGTACTAATATCAATAGCGTCATCTGGACAAATAAAGATGCAGGAAGTTAATGCAATTGCCTCATTGGTTTCAGATAAAGCACATGAAGATGCTGATATAATATTTGGAACAGTACTAGATGAAGATCTTGAAGAAGGAATTTTAGTAACTGTTGTAGCGACAGGATTTACAAGTGAATAAGATTATAGTTGCAATAACAACAATTATTGAACCTTATAGAACAATAAGCCTACTTGACAAATATCTAATAGATTTATCAATAGATGAAGTATGGATATATGATAATGGTCATAAAGATGAAGATAGAGAAATACTTGAAAGAGAATGTTCTTTTAGAGAAAGAACCAAGTATGTGGATACTAGAGGTCTAACTCTTGCACAACAATGGAATAAATCTATCTTAGACGCTGAAAAAATTGATGCATATTTAATTATTTCAAATGATGATATTGATATATTTGGAAATGTTGGAAAAGAATTGGCAGAAGTTTTAGCTTCAAATGAAAAAATTGCAATTACATATCCTGCACCAAAAATATCTAATAGTGCTCCGCAAGAAACAAAAGGAACCTATGGAGACCATGGTATGCGTGGAGATTGTTTTATGATAAAATCAAAATTATTTAAAGATATGCTTGTTGATGAAAGATTTACATATTGGGGTCTTGATGATGATATTGCTCAAAATGCTACAAAAAATGGATATAAACAGTTTAGAGTTCATAAGTGTGCAATGCAAAGTGATATGCAGGGAACTAGTTCAACGGAAGAATTTTCCTGGATGATGGACTCAAGAACAGATGATGTTAAGTTATTAAAGGAAAAATGGAACGTTAAGAGATGATTGGATTAATTCCAGCTTCTGGAAAAGCAACTAGGTTTAATGGTTTGCCTAAATTTTCTTTGCCCTGTGACTCTGACAGCACTCCATTAATTAAAAGACAAGTAAATCAAATGTTGCCATATACCGATAAAGTTTTAGTTTGTACATCTAAAAAATGGAAAGACCTAGTTGAATCTTTTGATCTAGATGCAGAATTAATAATTGTTGAACCTTCTACGATGAATGATGCTGTATTAAAGATGGCATCAACACACCCATCTGAATCTTATTTAATTGGAATGGCTGACACATATTTTAAAGGTGAAAATCCCTATGAAGTTTTGTCTGAATCTTTAATAAAATATTCAATATCAGTAGCATGTTGGGAAGTAAATCCAGTTTTAAAAGGTAAAGTTGGACAGGTTGAATTTGTAAATAATTCTATAATAGATATACAAGATAAACAGCCTAATTGCAACTATGAACACATGTGGGGAGCTTTAGGTATGAGTTCAGAAATTTTATATAACATGAGTCCTGAAGATGCACATCCTGGAATATCACTAATGAATAGTATCAAAGATAATTTTAATGATCACTATGCATTTAGAGTTTATGGAGAATATTTTGATGTTGGATCAATGATTAATTATAAGAACTTGCTAAATAGTTTGGACATATAATGCAAAAAGAATTAGATAAGATAACTAAGTTATTTGAAAAGTTTGCAACAACTACAGAAACATATTCACAACTTGGGCAAGATGTACTAGCTTTATTTTGCTTCAATAAAAACCCAGGATACTTTGTAGAGTTTGGTGCATGTGATGGAATAATTATGTCTAATACATTTTTATTAGAGACCTACCATGGATGGAATGGAATTCTTGTAGAACCAGTTCCATACTACAATAGAGTATTAAAAGATAAGAGAAACTGTATTATTGTTGATGATGTGTGTGTGTCAGATAAGAGTAATGAAATTGTAAAATTTTTAGCAGTTAGAGATTTTCAATGTGTTTCAGGTATGCAAAGTGATGCGTTTAAAGATTCTTGGTCAGGGGTAAGAAAAAATAATGGTGAAACTTATGATGTTAAAACAATATCATTAAAAGACTTATTAGATAATAATAATGCTCCACAATATATTGAATTTCTATCAATAGATACAGAAGGCTCTGAGTTTAAAATATTAAATGCTTATGATTTCTCAAGATCTTTTGGGCTAATAGCTGTAGAGCATAATCATACAGAAAATAAAATGCCAATTGAAAATTTATTAAAGGAAAAAGGGTACATTCATATTCTTGAAAATAAATCAAGACATGATTCGTGGTTTATTTCCCAAGAAGTATTTAATGAATTAATTAGTAGAAGGTTGTAATGTTTAAAGAAGTTGATTATAATAAACATTTTGTTATTGGTACTCCATTAGTTGGATGGAAGGTTGACAGAAAAGAGCACATGGCTTGGATACAAAGTAGAAATGTCGTGCTAGACAAATTTCCAAATGCTAAGTTCTTTGCATCTTTTGAATTAGATAATCGTGGAATTGAAGTATTTTCTGAAGTAATAGATGCTTTAAAAGAAGTAAATGGCGACTATTGGACATATACAATAAATGACATGGAAGATGTGGTAACTTCTGGAAATAGATGGATTAGAATTGAAACTGGAAGAAATCTTATTAGAGAATTTGCACAAAGACATAGGAAGATGTCAGGTCATCATTGGGGAGAAGACTGTACAGAACAAAATTATGGAGTTGTAAATTATGATGCAATACTTTATGTAGATTCAGATATGTTTGTTGATGTGGTTACCGTTGAAAAATTATTTGAGATTGATCATCCTATTGTAAGTGTTGATGTACCAGCATATGGGCTAAAGGGTGATGTTATAAATAAAGATCCAAGAATTGAAGAGCACTGGAATACTGCTGGGATGCTATTAGTAAATTCACCAGCATTTTATGATCTGCCATGGTCTCATAATTCCCTTTTAAATCTTAGCGATGATCCAGCTTTTCAATACCATGCGGTAAGATTAGGGTATGGTCAAACATGGGTAAGAAAAGATGTAAGAGCAAATCATATGGGACAATTAGTTGCAGTAGAAAATAGAAAGATTCCAAAAAGAAATGTATAAATATTTAATAACTGGTGGATCTGGGTCTTTAGGAAAAGAAATATGTAAAAAACTTTTGCTAAATTTAGATACAGAAGAAATAGTTATGTTTTCAAGAAATGAAACAAGACAGTTTGAATCTTCAATGGAAATAAATGATCCAAGAGTTAGGTATGTTATTGGAGATATAAAAAACTATGACTCATTGTTCAATATTGTGAAAGGAATTGATTTTGTTTTTCATACTGCTGCAATGAAGCATATAGATCTAGCTGAAAAAAGTCCAGATGAAACAATAAAGGTAAATGTTTTAGGAACAAATAATGTTATAAATGCTGCAATTCAAAATGGTGTAAAAAAGGTATTGTTTGTATCAACTGATAAAGCCTGTCTTCCAACTAGCATATATGGCGTAAGCAAATTACTTTCTGAGAAAAATGTGATACTTTCAAATGGCTTATCAAATACTAAGTTTTCTGTAGTTAGATTTGGAAATCTTATTGGAAGCAATGGCTCTATATTTAAAAAATGGAAGATTTTAAAGGAAAATAATGAAAAAATACCAGTAACACATAAGGGTATGACTAGGTTTTTTATAGGATCTGATAAGGCTGCAGAATGGTCTGTTTCTTTCATGGACAACATGTCTGGAGCAGAAATATTTGTTCCTAAAATGAAGAGTGCAAATATTTATGAAATAGCTAGATCACTTGTTGATGAGTCAATGATAGAAATAGTTGGTCTTAGGGCAGGGGAAAAATTGAGTGAAGATATCTTGTCAAGTTTTGAACTTGGCACGGTAAAAGATTATGGGAAATACTACATATTGATTAACGATAATAATACTAATAATTTTTCGTATAATAGTACTAGTAATAAAGAATGGTATTCATCTGAAGAAATGAAGAAATTCTTTTAAATTTCCTTGGGATGGGAAAACACCTAAGCATGTGTATAAACTGCTTATTTTTTATTGTAATTTTTAAAGAAATGCTATAATGGTATATGTTAGTTTTATTATTAAACTAGCAAGGGATAGAAAGGTAATTGAATAAAAGAAAATTTAGACTATTAGCAAATCTGCCAATATTTCTATTTATGGTAGTCTGGATTGTAGTACCTTCTTTTTCAATACCTGCACAAGCTGCCGCTGCACCGTGTGATACATATCAAGTAAATGGTGGAGACGAAGCCTTTTTAATGAATTTAAATACCCCACTAGAATTTGGGGGAACTGTTTATAATGGAAATGTATATGTAAGTCCTAAAGGAACAATTACTTTTGGTCAGGGAGACTATACTTTTTGGGATTATCCTGCAACACCATCTATATCAATAGGGTCTTGGGACTATCACGCCTTTCCAAATACAACTTCATCTAATGGATGGAATCCAGGATGGGGTATAGGAAATGATTTATATGTAAGATATGGATCTACAGCAACTTCTATATGTGTTGACTGGAAGGTATTGCCATGGGGGCAAAGTTCAGGTAATCCAGTTTATATTAGAATGTTAGCAGAAGTAAATCCAGTAAATTATACATGGACTCCAACATACCAAGTTAGTTCAAATGCACCAGCAGGTGCTAGATATGGTGTTAGATATACTTTTGGTGGTCCAGTACAACCATTAACTATTCAAACTATTACGGAGCCACCAGCACCAAGTCCTACACCAAGTCCAACTGAAACACCTACACCTGAGCCTACACCAGAGCCTACGCCTGAGCCTACGCCTGAGCCTACGCCTGAGCCTACGCCTGAGCCTACGCCTGAGCCTACGCCTGAGCTTACACCTGAACCAACTGAAACTATAGTTCCTGTTGATCCTTCTCCTGTTTCAACCCCTTCAGAATATCCGTTGCAGCCTGAAGAACCTCATTCAACTCAAAGCCCAACTCCTGAGCCACAGACTTCATCTCCAGAACCAGAAGTTCTAATTCCAACTGAGAGTCCAACTCCCGATCCAACTGAGACAGCCATTCCTCTTCCACAAGATAATGATAGCACAGAAGAAAAGGTTGAATATGTATTAGAACAGCTGAAAGAGGGAGAGGCAGTATCTGCTGATCTTATGAAAGAGCTTGGTATAGATTATGAGGACCTTCCACCAGATACTCCAGTTGAATTAGAAAATGGTGTAATTTTAACTGCTGAAGTAGCAAATGCTCTTGAAATTTTTGAAAATCCAAGTGAAGTTTTGGCTGCAGTGTTTACTGATCCAGGAAAGGCATTAACCGCTTTAGCCAATGTTGGTGCAGACATGACACCAGAAAAACGAGAAGAGTCTCAAAAAGTTGTTATTGCTGCTGTTATTGCAGGGCAATTAATGAATGGACTATCCGTTGCAAATAATATAGGGAGGAAGCTATAAGTGAAAAAATGGGTAAAAGATTGGTTCCTAGAAATTCTTAATCAAACATTTACACTTCTAGGCATGTTCATTGCATGGGTAGTTCTAGAAGGGTCTGCAAAGACTGTTGTTGGTTGGGCAATTTTATGGGCAACCTTTGTATGGTTAATCTCAATGGGGATAAGAGAGAAAAAAGAAGAAGAGGAAGGTGAAGATGATGATAATTAATATTGTGAAAAGAATGATCGCAACATTTGTTGCAACAGCAATTGGCGTTGTTGGTTCAGGTGCTATCGTTGGTGTAGATGTTGCCAAGGCTGCTCTTATGGCAGGTGTTGGTGCAGTTGCTGTAGTTCTAGAAAGACTATCCAGAGCATATCTAGAAGATGGAGAGCTTTCTATGGATGAAGTAAATTCTGCATTCAGTGGTTTTGGAAGCCAAGAAGAAGAACCAGCCATTGAGGATACATTTGTTGTAGAAGAAGAAAAAACAACTTCAAAGAAGAAGTAAATCTAATATATAATAGGGTAGGGGAGTTTCCGTAATGGAGACTCCTCTATTTTGTACAAAATAAAAAGGAGAAATATAATGGGAAGTCCTGTTAAAAGTCCAAGAGTTACACAACCGTGGGGTCGTCCTAACCCTAGATATTCTGCAAAGCGTCACACTGGCATTGATTTTGGTATGCCAGTTGGCACACCACTATTAGCAATTTGTGATGCAAAAGTATCTAAGGTTTTAAATGATAAGTCATATGGTCTAGTTGTAGCAATTGAATATACAGTTGATGGTGTCAAATATGAAACTTGGTATTGTCATATGTCAAAGCAAGAAGTTGGTCCTGGTCAAGTAGTCAAGGAAGGACAGCAGTTGGGGCTTTCAGGTAATACTGGAAATTCCACGGGTCCTCACCTCCACTTAGAAACTCGTATTGCACCATTTAGATATGGCAATGATGTTGCATGTCCAATTCTATTAGATATGCCTGGAGTAATTGATCCAAATGCACCAGCAGATAGAAAGCCAACCTTAAAGTCAAAGATTGTAGCTGCTGTAACACCAGCACCAAAAGCCGCACCTGCAACTAAGGTTGTAAGCTATGCTGATTTAATGAAGAATGATCCTGAAGATATTAAGATTATTCAGTCTGCATTAGTTGATATCGTTGGTGCTAAGTTTGCACCTAATGGTAAGTGGGGTCCACAAACAGCAGAAGCCTATAAAAAATGGCAAATGTCTTTAGGATTCAAAGGTAAAGATGCTGATGGAAAACCTGGTCGTCAATCTCTAACAAAGCTTGGAGAAAAGTACGGATTTAAGGTTGTATAACTAATAAACTAGTTAAAACCCCTGGGAAACTGGGGGTTTTTTCTATTTATAACAATTTGATAAACTTATTAGACATTGTTGACTAAACTTGACATTTGACATGTTCTAGTGATAGACTAGATTAATGCGTATCAAAACCTTGGTTGCGATATCCCTAGCTGCGGTTCTTGCTGCAAATGTAAACGCAAGTTTACGACAGTCACACCTACCAGTTAGCCAATATCAAGCCAGTGCTAATGCACCGCAGAAAGTAAAACTAGAACTAATTATGCCAGAAACGGCTTTAGAAGTAAAGCCAGAAAAAATTGAAAAGGTAAGTAGAAGCAGTTCTAGATCATCAAATATAGAATTAAATAAAACATTTGCCAAATCCTTTATGGCTCAAGACTATGGATGGGGCGAAGATCAGTTTCAATGCCTAGAATCCCTTTGGGAAAAAGAAAGTGGGTGGAAAGAAACAGCACACAACCCTAACTCTGGAGCACATGGAATTCCTCAGTCACTGCCAGGAAATAAAATGGCAGAATTTGGATCAGATTGGAAAACCAATCCTGAGACTCAAATAAAATGGGGACTTGCCTATATACAGGGCAGATATGATACTCCTTGTGGAGCATGGAGAGCCTTTAAGAATAAGGGGTGGTACTAATGAAAAAGATTTTAATTATTTTTATTAGTATTTTTATGCTGTTAATTCCAACTTCAGTAAATGCAAGACCAATTAAAGAATACCCAGTAAATTTTGAGCAAGTGGTTATTGACCAAGCGTCTCAATATATTGGAACAAGGTACTGTAGGGGTGGAGAAAGTCCAAGATGCTTTGACTGTTCAGGTCTTACTCAATATGTATATGCTAAAATTGGCATTGATTTACCTAGAATGGGTGGAGATCAGTTAAGGTCAATGAAAAGAGTGTCCCCTGAAGAAGCAGAACCAGGAGATTTAGTATTCTTTTCTACAAAGAGTGGATACATATATCATGTTGGAATTTACATTGGAGATGGAAAAATGATTCATTCCCCAAAACCAGGGCAAAGAGTTAAAATAGCTCCAGTATTTAAAAATCCAATATATGCAACACTACCTACAACTTGACAAATATAAAAAAATAAGATACAATTTTAGACATAACTTAGGAGTAAAGTGAAAAAGTTAAAGATCGTTGTGGAAGAACCAAGTGGCTCAAGAAAAGCACACTTCTATAATGTTAAAACTGATAAAGAAGCTAAAGATATCGTTGCCATGGTTAAAAAAGAACTAAAGGGCAGAAAAGGTTTTAGTGTCGCTGACTTCAGAATATTTGAGGAAAAGTAATGGCAAAGACAGAAGTAATTGATTTTTGGGCAACTTGGTGTGGTCCATGTAAACTAATGAATCCAATTCTTGATGAAATTGAACAAGAATATGCTGATGAATTAACTATAACTAAATATGATATTGACGTAGAAACTGACAAGGTAAAAGAATATGGAATCCAGTCAGTACCAACATATGTTATCTTAAAAGATGGCATAGAAATTGATAGAATAATTGGTGCAAAACCTAAGTTTGCATTTTTACAACGAGTATTTCCAGAAGGGAAATAAATAATGTTAGATTTTATAAGTACAGTTACCTTTTTTGCAGTGCTTGGTGTAGTTGCATTTGCATTTTATAACTGGCTAGAAAAAATTGAATTAGAAAAAGAATATCTACAAAACCTAGTAGAAGAACAACAAAAGAATAAGAATACTCTTAGAAAGAAGATCTAGTGGGAAAGCATCACGATAAAATTGCAAGGGCATTAGAAATTAGAATTAAAAATGTACCCAATAAGGGTGGGTATAATACTCCAGGATCTATGAATAAAAAGAAAACTGGATATAAAAGTAAATAGATAGTTTGCTGGATAGACCCCAAGGTGGGGTAGGTGACTGTAAATCACTGGCTTATGCATGGTTAGTTCGATTCTAACATCCAGCACTAATCCCCAATAACTCAATTAGGCAGAGTGTTTCGCTGTTAACGAAAATGCTGTTGGTTCAAGTCCAGCTTGGGGAGCAAAGCCCAATCCCGATAGGTGCAAACTATTTGTGGAAAGGTAGCCCAGAAGTGATTCATCTGGTTTAAGCTTTGGAGAGATCTCCAGAATCCAGATAGCGTAGTGGCATAAGCAACCATGTGCTATCTGTTTGCGTTATTGGTGAAGAAGTTATCACGGCATCCTTCCAAGTTGCAGTAATCGGGGCAGTACCGATATAACGCTCCAATGTTCGAATATATGGTATAATCGAACTATGACTATTCACAGGGACAATATAATAAAATTACATAAAGAGGGGAAAAGCTATTCAGAGATTCAGTCTATTCTTGGGTGCTCTAAGGGAACTATCTCATATCATATTGGATTTGGACAAAAAGAAAAAACTAGATCAAGAACACAGCAAAAAAGAAATACTATAAAAGAATTTATAGCAAATTATAAACAATCAAGGTCGTGTGCTGATTGTAAAGAAAACTATCCATATTGGATGATGGACTTTGATCATTTATCAGATAAAGAATTTGGAATAAGTAGTTTTTATAGAAATACACAAGATATTGAAAAGATAAAAAATGAAATAAATAAGTGTGAAGTTGTATGTGCAAATTGCCATAGAAATAGAACCTATTTAAGGAGATTAAAAAATGGTTCTGGAGTATCGTTAGATATTTCAATAATGGAAGATATATATGATGAAAATATGTAATAAATGCAATCGTAATCTTGACGATTCTTTATTTTCAAAATCATCTGGTGCTAATTATCTTAGACCAGAATGCAGGGAATGTAATAATAAACTTGCTAGAGAAAGAAAAGAATTAAGAAAAGAATATGGATATCCTAATT